ACACCACCGCCGCCTTGAATACCTTGCGGGCCTTGGATACCTTGAGTACCTTCACCAGGAGGTCCTTGTAAACCCTGTACTGATTGTGTACCTTGTGGGCCTTGAACACCTCGGTCACCAATATCACCAGTTCTAGCAAATGTAATTCTTACATCTGTTCCATCTGGTAGTGATGTGATTGAGCCACTTAAATATGTAATATCAATTACGTGGTATGAACCAACCTCAGTTGAAGCGGAAATTGTACCAAGTGCAAAGTTTTGTGGGTTTGCACCTTCAGTTAGTTTCCAGTGACCTTTAATAGTAGAGGTAGAATCATCAATTGTTCTAAGATAAGATTCAATAGAGGTAAAGTTATCATCTCTTTCGTTCATTACCAACAATGAAGCTGAGGACCATGTAGAGTTATTAAATCTTAATTTACCAACACCCGGATCGCCTACAGCAGTACTTGAAGAGAATGTATAGTCAAATGATACACCACCAAAGCTACCTGAAGGTCCTTGAGGACCTAAGTCACCTTGAACACCCTGAACACCCTGAACACCTTGAGGACCAAGATCAGAAATATCCATTTGGCCAACCATTGTGCCATGGAACTGACATTGATAATATAATGTGTCAGGTGCGTCACCAGGAACTTTAAAGAATATTTGTCCTACCTGCGCACCGTTATTGGTAACACCATTGTTGTACTGGTCACCTGTACCTGTACCTGGATCTGTTTTAATGTAGAATGGGTGGCCCGAAGCATTTACATTAAAGACATATGTAAAGCCTCTTAAAAGCCGTAATGTTGGATTGTTGGTTACACCATCAATTTCCCATGCAGAACTTCCATCATTAACAACCTGATATGTTCTGTTGCCTTCAAGACCTTGGAACCCCTGGAAGCCTTGTGTTCCTTGTGTTCCTTGGAAACCTTGTGGGCCAAAGTCACCTTGGACCCCTTGGTTACCCTGCACACCAGTATTACCTTGAACACCCTGTGCTGATTGGACACCTTGAACACCTTGTAAACCTTGGAAACCAAGATCACCTTGAGCACCCTGTATACCTTGTACAGATTGAGGTCCTTGAGCACCCTGGAATCCCTGAGTACCTTGTATGCCTTGTGTTGCCTGTACGCCTTGTACGCCTTGTGTTCCTTGGTCACCAGTTCTTGTAAATGTAACTACTACTTCAGGATTGGTTGTAAAGTATGCCGATGTTCCGTTACCAGCAATAAATGTACATCCAACAGTAAAATATGTTGGTACTTCTGACAAGCTATCAATTTGGTAAATCACAAAGATTGAAGGATCTACTACCGAAATAACTTTAAAGTAACCTTTGACTCCACTTGTGGAATCATCAATGGTTCTTAAAAATGCATCCAAATCATTTCCGGTTGCATCCTCATCTGATATCCGCATATTTGCCGCAGTGGCAAGTACTGCATTATCAAATTTAAGATTACCAGCTAATGGATCTGAAACCGCAGTATCAGATAGGAAGTTATATTCAAAGGTCATCCCACCGTAGGCGCCAGTATAGCCTCTAAGGCCTTGTGTACCTTGGATACCTTGAACACCCTGGACACCAGTATCACCCTGGATACCTTGAACACCTTGGATGCCTCGGTTACCTTGGAAACCCTGAGTACCCTGAGAACCTTGAAAGCCTTGGACACCCTGGTTACCAGTGAAACCTTGGACACCTGTATCACCTTGAACCCCTTGCGGACCTAATGTACCAGCAGGGATAAAGTTAATAATAGTGCTATTACCATATACATTAGCAGCACCAGTGTTCCAGTTAGTTCCTGGAGAAGCGTCTGTTCCACCTAATAGCGAACTTGCAACCCATTGAACATCAAAATGACCCCAGTCCTTACCAGTTCCGGTTGGACTCCATGTCCAGTCAAGAATGTTATAGATTACAAATTCGTAATCATCAGTAGATTGATCTTTTAATGTTCTTACAAAAATTTGACCTTTTGCAGGATTACCAGCAATTGAATCAAGATAATCAAATAGACCATCGACTCTTCTACCAGTTTCTGTAAGATCATCAATGTAGAGTTTATCAGCTGTTGTAACATTAGTATTGTTAAGTAACCAACTATTTAATCCTGGGAAACCTTCACTAGTTGAAGAATTCCAAATCCAAGTAAATGTTAGACCACCGTTATAACCTGTATGTCCCTGGATACCTTGGAAACCATCAAAGCCCTGAATACCAGTATTGCCTTGAACACCTTGAACACCTTGTGGTCCTTGAATACCATCGAAACCTTGAATACCAGTATCACCTTGGACACCTTGAATACCTTGGTCGCCAGTTCTGATAAACGAAATTCGTACGTCAGTACCATTGGCAAGTGATGCGGCTGCGCCGATGTTTGTTGTAACATTAAGTACGTGATAACCTGCTGAGGAAGTACCTGTAAGAGAACCACTTACTATTTCGTATACAAAATAATTATATACGTTTGTTGCATCAGCAATCTTTAAATAGCCTTTACTATTTGGATTGGATGACTCGTAAAATTCTTGTAGCAGTCCGTGTACGTTAACACCATCTGCATCTTCAACATCAATATAGAGTTGTGTTGAATCGCCAAATACACCGTCGCTACCTTTAATGATTCCAGCGCCTGGGTCTGTATTTGTAATATCTGTCTGATTATATGTATATCTTAAGCTTACGCCACCGTATTGACCGACGACTCCTTGAATTCCTTGAGTGCCATCATAGCCTTGAATACCAGTATCACCTTGGACACCTTGTACTCCCTGAACTCCTTGGACACCTTGAAAACCTAATGAACCTTGAATACCCTGTGTTGATTGAACACCTTGGATACCTTGCACACCTTGGTTACCTCTGACACCTTGGTTGCCTTGTACTCCCTGGAGACCTTGCACACCTTGGTTACCACGATAACCTCGTGAGCCTTGGATACCTTCTTCACCAATTGTACCTTGATTGCCTTGAACACCTTGTACACCTTGGAAACCTTGAACACCTCTAAAGCTACCAATGTTAACCCAAGTACTTCCGTCATAAATCCAAAGTTCATCATCTGCTTGGTCAATAACACCTTCGCCAAGATTAGCAGATGGGAAAGCAGTATTTAAAGTCGCTTGTGGATCACCACCAGCATCAACATCAGGAACAGACCCTATAATAGTAAAACCAGGGCCATAATCGCCCTGAACACCTTGGTTGCCGTCATTACCTTGTATACCTGTGGTACCTTGCGGCCCTGCCCCAAGATCCACCCATGCAGTTCCGTTGGAGTATTTTAAATCTCCATTTTCTGCATAAACGATAGCACCTTCAAAGGGTACCGGATCTAAATTGATAGGAAACGCCTGGGGTATTCCATGCCCAAGCGTTTGTGATCTTCCTCGTAGTGACTTAAATCTGCTTGCCATCAGACATCATCCTCTTCCGATTGGCCAAGGGTGAATGATAGAGTACAATCTACGTGTAGGTTTTTATCTGCTTTTATCTCCAATGTATCACCGGATTTAAAGAATTGTCCGTTGATAGGAATAGGAATTGTATCATATGAAGGAACTGGTAAATTTCTTAAAATGTACCATGAATCGTTTTCGACATATCTATATGCCTTAAGATCAACATATGCAGTATTTGCAGTTGTGTTGCAGAGAATGAGTGGTGAGATAACTTCACCAACTCCAGGCTCGACAGTCGTAGATCCACCAAACACAAGTTCTGGAACCTCGTAGTTAGGAACATCGATAAGTATTTGCCAGTTTGTGGTCAACGTTTTGTTCACATATACCGGTTTGGCGTCCGGTGCCTGTGTTGTTGTAATAGTTGTAATAGTCATTATACGATCGCCCTACTGTTGGATGCTCTTCTTGCGAGTTTTCTTACTGATGATGTAAACGGCCTACCTTCAATTCGCCCTGTTCTACCATTAATCCTCAATCCTCTAGCGAAGTATTGGTTGTTCAATTCGTCAGCACCTGACCAACGAACTCTACCACCATCTTCAGAGAGAACAGAAGCCAAGGCCGAAATCGGAAGACCAATGTTTCTAAAGTTTAGAGGCAATGCCGTTCTATTTACACCAGCGGATGCACCGTTAAACTGGTGGGCAATAGATTCAACCAACGAACCGAATTGCAATGTGTTAGGTCTTAAAACATTTCCAAGTATAATATCATTAAACAGGCCATTAATCATTGTGTTTTCGTCCGCTCCCCCATTCAAATTAGTTGTAATATAATCTCTCATTTTTTCCCATGATTTATAAAATGCATATAAGAGTTGATCATTGTTAGCACCATCATTAACCCAGATTGTTCCGTTCCAATAATATACTGTTCCTGAATATCTGTTTGTGTTGTTATCTGTTGGTACTATGTAAGCATCATTCCTCTTAGTTTCATTAGTATCAACATTATTTATATCAGTAGTGGTGCCCTTAAAGTTCAATCCTCTCGTTGTTGGATTAAATACAGGGAATACATGAGTACCGTCATAATTAAAGAATGAAGCAACAAATGTTCTTGTAGCTTTAGACGAACCTTTACCTTCAATTCCACCATAGCCTGGTGCACTAGTAATTGCTGTATTAATGAATCTGAAATCATTAGCAATAGTATATAACAAGTTTAGAGAATCACGTCTTGTTAGATTTATATCTATGAAATTATATTCTGAATTTACAAATCTTACAATCTCTGACTGCAATACTCTTCTCTTTGCAACCAAAATGTCTCTTGAGAACTTATGAACACCATCGGCTGCATAATCAAAATCAGGTAAATCAAGTGCCGGTAATCTCTTAGTATCATTATTTAGGAGTGTTTCATACAAGATATTAGCAAGATATTTGACCTTAGTTCCTTCGACTGAACTTGCAACTTCTTCAACCACCACCGCTTCTGGGTCTTTACCTAAAACAATGGCTTCACAAATTTCACCAAGCTGACGATATGCTTTTGCAGTTGGAATTCTTTGATTCTCAGGAAGTCTTAAAATGTTATTCCAGTAGTAGAAATCTGCATTCCATCTTGTAGCTGCATTACCGCCATAGTTAAGGTCAAAGCTGAATGCAGGGATGATGTACTGTTGAACATCTCTGCGACACTTAGCTTTATTATAATCAAGAACCGTAAACTCTTCTCTGAGCCATTCTTGAACATCATCAGCCAACATATCTTTATTATTGTCAATAGCGTCTGCTGCCCATATTTTACTTGCCTCGACCCATGAAAGATCAGGTTCAACAAGTTCAGGAATTACCGCAGTACTGTCTGCTCTAATTACGTCCTCAACTATTCCGATAAGATTTTTAACTTCAAGTGCAGTAGCACCATCTGATGGTTCATAAGTAAAGTCTTGGCCTGCGCCAGTATTAGCCTCAAGAACAATATCAGACATAAGATTACCCATTTCAAGATAAACATCTGCTGTTTGTATTCTTGTATCAACAGGTAAAACACTAATTCCGTTTTCAAAGTAAATTTGAGCAGATATTCTTGAAGCATGGTTTGTCTGATAGTTAATATCATGTGAAACCGCATCAACAAGATAACCCATATCTCTGCGACATTTATCTCTTGGGAAACTCAAGCCATTGTATTCAGTTGAGATATATGAAATCATATTTTCTACAAGAGTGACTGTATTGTCCTCAATAAGATCTTTTGAAGCAACAAAGTGATCATCAACCCAAGTAATAATAGGATCAATTCTTTGTGGGATATTAGATGGATCTTCATCATCAGCGATTGAGGAAATAATCCAAGCCAAATCTCTAGCTTCGGTTGCAATCTCAGGTTTTGCAGGGTTTGCACCAGGCAGACCCATAAGATCAGGAACCAATGTATTTTTACCAGATGGAGTAACTGTTTCACGTTTAATCAGTTTTTCAATTACCTCACCGAGATGAGCAAATGCTCTTCTTGTAGGTTCTCTTTGATCTCTATCCAAAACATTAACTGCATTTTTAAAGTAAATTTCAGCACAGCCATGAATTGCCGCATTACCACCATATTGAATATCGTGTGAGATAGCATCAACAATGTAACCAGTGTCTCTCCGACATTTATCTTCATCATACTCTAGGAAGTTATATTTTTCATTTAGGAATGGAACAATGTCAGCTTGAATTTTAGACTTAAGATCATTATTGATTGTGTTATATGCATTTTGGAATTCCAAATCGTAGCCTGTAGCATTTACACCTGCAGCATCAATATTTGTTACCGCTGGTAATTCTCTCAAGCTATCCGCTGTAATCACATCCGAAACAATTTCAAACAGAGCCTGTACATTATCACCAACGGCCGCAGTGGTTGCACCGAATGAAACTGTATCTTGAGTTTCAGCATTACCTGCACTTTTGGTTACTGGTTGTTTAAGTACCAATTGTTCTGCCACTTCAGCAAGCCGTACAAAGGCAGCCGCAGTTGGAGCTTTTTGATCATCTGGAAGAACACTTACTGCATTTTCAAAATACAGTCTAGCAACATCACGGATACCTGTATTGGTATTATGTCTGATATCATATGTTACAGCATCCACCATATAACCTACATCACGGTAACATTTATTTTGGTCATATGTCAATCCTGCAAAGTTAATTCCAAGCCAGGCAAGTACCTCAGCCTGCATGAATGTTCTGTTTGCAATTAAGCCTTGAGCAGCATTAAGGTTCGATGTACTTGCGTTTGCAGATCCAAAGACATATGCAGGAGCAGCATCAACACCGTCAGTAAGGACATCAAATAGAGCAGTGAATGAAGCTTTTGATCTATCTAGTGCGTTACCAGTAATCCCGTCCTCAATCTTTCTTTGAACAAACTTAAAGCCTTCGATTGTTTCTGATAATTGATCGTCAATAACCTTATCAGCACCTAAAGTACCAATACGATATGCCCGACCTGCATAAACAGAATTATAATTACTACCAGTAAGAATATCTCTAGCAATAGCATCTACAATGTAACCAGCATCTCTGGCACATTTGCCTTCCTCGAAGGTAAAGAATACATCGTTGATATATGAAACTATTTCTTCTTGTAGGAAAGGTTTATTTCTCTGAATAATGTTTCTAGCAAATGTTCTCTTCGGCTCATATGTTGGAGCACCAGAGATTGCAGGAAGATCGGAAGGTTCTTTATATTCATCAATTGCATTAGCAATAATGAGTACCAAATCCTTGGCTGCCTGTGCGGTTGTTGCATCAGCGGCAATTCCATCTACATTTTGATATGGACCTTCACTGATTGCATTAGCAACAGCAGAGATAAATGTGTGTGCATATTGCCCTGTACCACCAGTCCCTACATTCATTGTAATGGAGGTTCCTGTTACACCAGTAATTGTAACCGCTTTTCTCCAGAAAGGATGGTGAGCTTGAGGTGCAGTTGATTGCTGTGGGCCACTTCCTGCATCACATTCGAATGTAAAGCCTTCGTCCTTAAGATAAACCGTTTCACCAACTCTAAGTGAGTGTGATCCGATGGTTGCAGTAAATACACCTGTTGCAGGATCATAAGTGGCGCCTGTTGGAGTGTATTGAGTATATGATGGGGTGACAGCAATTTCTTGAGCAATATCAGAAATAACATCTGCCATATGGAGGTAAGCTTGTTTTGTAGGCTCACGTTGATCCTTAGGCAGTGTATTGATAGACTTGATATAATCAATATAATTTGTTTCGTTACTGTTTGTATCCAATGTAGAAGCAGGTCTTGTCTGCTTTTCTGGATAAGCTTCACTCAGTTCAAGTGCTGCCTCAAAGTATTCTTTAACTGCAGTAATTGTAGCTTCATTACCACCGTATTCCATATCTTGAGCAATGGCATCAACAATATAACCCACATCACGTGAGCATTTTTCTTGATTATATGATAGTCCGTTATATGTTTCTGAAATAAAGTTCAGAATTTCAAACCCATATTTTTCTCTAACACCATTAATATATTCATATGCTTCCTGTTCAGCAACAGCAGCAGTAACAGTTGGTTCCTCATATGCAGGAAGATCTGCAAATTCATCACCACGGATCATGTCAGATACAATGGCAAATAGATCCTGTGTCCGTTGAGAAATACTCAGAGCAGAATCCTTAATTGCATCAGTAGTTGCCGAGATAAATGTATGAGCACCAGTGTAACCATTTGCATCACCGACATCAAGTGTGATAGATGTTGAGGTAACAGATCTAATTGGAACTGCCTGGTCATAAATTGGATCGGTTGCTCTTGGATGCGAAATCTGTTGAGCAGGTGAACCACATTCCCAAGTAATACTTTCCAAACCAAAGGTAACTCTATCACCAGCCACAAAGTTATGAGCACCAATGGTGACTTCCATAATTCCAGTAACTGGATCATATGTTCCGCCAGTTGGAGTAAATCCTCCTGGAACAGTCACATCAGCATTCTCTGGGTTGGTATTTGTTTTTACAACTGGTTGACCTCTGACAATTCTTCCAGCAAGTGCAGCAATTCTTTCAAACACTTCAGCTGTAATTATCTTTTGTGCTTCCGGTAATACACTTACTGCATTGTCAAAGTAAAGTCTTGCATTATTTACAGCCGCAGTATTTGAACCGTGTTGAATGTCGAATGAAATTGAGTCAACAAGATATCCTACATCTCTTTCACATTTGGCAACATCATATGAGAAGGCAGGGTAATTGGCCGCAAGCCAGGCTGTTGCCTCTGCTTGAAGGAATGCCTTATTGGTTTGCAATGCAATTCTAGCATTTGTGTGACCAGTACTTACGGTAGGTGTTCCAAATGTAATTGCGTCGGCATTACCTTGACCAGCATTCATAATGTCAATGATTTCATCAAATGCAGTATTTGATCTTGTGAGTGCAGTACCAGTAAGATTGGCACCAATTTCACCTTTTAACCAGGTAATAGCACCAACTGTTTCTGTAAGTTGGTCAGTTATTACAAGATCACCGCTTGATGTTCCAGCACGGTAAGCCAGTCCAGCAAACACTGAGCTGAAATTAGACCCTGTCAGTACATCTCTTTTGACTGCATCAAGAATAAGCGCCGTATCACGTGAGCATTTTGCGCCGTCATATGTGAAATAATTATTGTTTAAATACCCAACAACTTCATCTTTGATGAGCTGTTTATTTGCCAACAATTGTCTTCCTGTAAGTACACCGCCTTTTGTCGCTTGGGTGTGTATAACACTACCAGCAGAAGCACTTTCAAATGTATGTGCACCTGAGTAACCAGCGGCACCAGAGTTAAATGTAATTCCAGTAGCTGTAGTCGAGGTAATTTCAATAGGCACACCATAGTTTGGCTCACCTATCCGTGGATTTGAAATATATTCTGTTGGCGATCCACAAGACCAAGTAAGGCCATAAGGTGCAATTTCAACAAAATCACCGGTTTCAATAGCATGTGTTCCGATTTCAAGAGTTGTGACACCAGTGACTGGATCATATGTACCATTGGTTGGTGTATGAGTTTCAATTACCTTAGCAGGATCACTCCAGTAAATTGCATCAACATTAACAGCACCTGTTTCAGCACTTACAAATGTGTGAGTACCAGTGTAACCATTAGCATTTCCAACATATACTTTAATTGTTGAGCCATCCACATCATGAATTCTTACTGGAGTCTGATATGGGCCCTCAGTAGGTCTTGGGTGTGTAATTGTTACTGGGTTTGAGTTGGCATCAAGACATGAGAATGTAATGCTGCCAGGTTTAAATTGAATCCAGTCACCTTGCTTAAGGTTGTGTTGGCCAATTGTAACAACCATTTCACCATTTACAGGATCATATGTTGATGTTATAGGAGTATAGGAACCTGTATATGTTGCCAATTTAAATGAATCAGCATCGGCACTCACCAGAGTGTGCGCACCAGTGTATCCACCCGCGTCACCAACGTTCATTGTAATAGTTGTGTTGGTAACCTCAACAATTGTTTGTGGTGTTCTATACGCTGGATCTGACGGTCTTGGATGTGTAATTTGCACCGCAGGTGAGCCACATTCCCATGTCATGCTTTCATCGGCAATCAATATTTGTTGACCAACCTGAAGATCATGTGTACCAATAGTAACTTCCATGACTCCAGTTGTTGGGTCGTATACGGCACCTAGTGGTGTATATACTCTGCCGGCATTTTCCATAATGCTGACAACTTCATTAAATGCATTATTTACTCTTTGAATAGATTCTGCGTCAGTTAAAACCGTATTTGCAACTTGATCTTTAAGATGTCTAATTGCTCCGGCAGTCTGTGTTAATTGGCTTCCGACAACTTCACTAGCAGTTGCTGTATAATAAGCAACACCAGATTGAATTGAGTTGAAGTTTGTGCCGAGGAGCATATCACGCTCTACAGCAGGTAAGATATATTCAATTGTGTCACGGCGACACTTATCACTATCGTATAGGAAATAGTTATCATCAATCCAGTTTAACATATAATCCTGTATATAGGTTCTGTTAGCCTGAAGTTGTTTTCTGGCATTTCTATTTACAGCTGGGATTGAAGCATCATTGCTATAAGTAATTTCCGAACCTACAACCGAGATACATTTTTTGGTTGATCTTTCAAACTTATGTCTAAAGTTAGTAGAAGTACCTACGAACACTGTAAACCCAGTCACAGTTACTGCTGTAATAGGCAATGGTCGTTGGTAAGCAACTTTATCAGTAGGTCTTGGATGTGCAAGTTCTGTTACAAAATCATCATCCTCACATGTAAAGATCATGCTACCTGGATCAATAACTATTCTTGTTCCTACAGTCAAGTCATGGAAACCAATTGTTACTGTCATGGAACCAGTGACTGGATTATAAGTTGCATCTACTGGAGTATATTTACGTCCAGCATTATTTAAAATGTCAACAATCTCATTGATTGAATCCGAGGCACCAACTTCACCAGCAGATGAGTTGGCCGATAGTAGATCCGCGGTTTGAGTTCTTAATCTTTGATAAGCAGAAACCGTTTCATTTCTTTGTTCACCAATAACTTTTCTGGCAGTATTCATATAGTATGCATTGCCAGCAGTTACCGCATTGTAGTTTGTGTCCAACAGCATATCATATTTTGCTGCAGGTAAGATATAGTCCTGAATATCTCTGCGACACTTGTTGCTATCGTAAGCATAGAACTGATCGTTATCTTCAATCCAATCAATAAACTTTTCAGTAATATGATCTGTATTGTTCATCAGAAGCTTACGTGCTGCGGTTCTGGAAACAACACCAGTATCTTCAAATACCAGTGGAGCCGCATAGTCTTCGCCGTTTTCAAGAATATCCAGTGTTGCATTGAACGAAGTATTTGCTCTTTCCAGAACTGATACATCTGAATTTCTAAACAGGTAGTCAACTTCATCTTTCAGATGTCTAATTGAACCTGCAGTCTCATTTAACTGTTCACCATATACACGTTGTGAAATTGGGCTACGATATGTAAGGCCGTTTAAGCGACCCCAGTAGTTTGTGTTTAATGCAACATCATAACCTACACTATCAATGATAATGCCCGTGTCACGCTTACATTTATCTGAATCATATTCCTGTAGACCTAACCCACCGTTTGCAGTGTTTGCCGTGAGATAGTCAACCATATCCTCAATGATATCTGTTGCTCTATTTTCAATCGAATCCGCAAAGTCAGTATTGCCAACCAGATTTGCAGTTGTATCTTGTGGAGCAAAGATTGTAGTACTACCTTTTGCTCTCATTGAAATATCACCAAACTGAGTACCTGAGTTGTTCAGTGTCATTTGACCACCGTTCAGAGCATAGAATGCTACACGAACAAAGATTGACAATGAACCAATACCGTTTACACCAGCACCATCACGTGCAACGTAACCGATACCGTTTTGGGTACGAGGTGTAGCACCAAATGCAAGGAAGTAAGTATAAAGTGAGTCAGTATCTAGCTGTCGTCTATCCGCAAGAATTACACCGCCACCGCGGCCAACCAATGGGTTAGGGAAATCATCAATACCCAATGCATTGACTTGACCAGTACCACCGGATTGCGCATAGACATAATCACCAACTTCTACTGTGCCTTTTAAGTTCCGAACAAAGATTTTATTGTTGGTTGCAAGATCAGGATCTATGCCCTTGGCAGTATCTAGTGAATCATCCCATGAAAGGAATCCATAAGCGCCATTTGAGAATGTAACCTCATCGCCTTCATTAAACTCACCAGAATGGCCAACCTCCAAGATAACTTCTTGACCTAGATCGGCAACAGTACCTTTTGAGTTAAATGGCTGCAATGGTGGCTCGACATCTAGTCGATTAAAGTTTGAAAGCTGAGATGAGTCACGCACATATGGTGAACGTAAGATTTTTGCACCAGGGCGATATGCATAAGCAAATCCGCCTTCAGGGTAATCAAAGTTATCTACTTTCCAGTTGAAGAATGAGAAACCTTGAGCATAACAACCAGAACCTAGTAGGAAACAGTTCTCAGATTCATAACCAGGTAATGCTTGGATAACAGTTGCGTATTGACCAGATGTTGATGTAATCGAACAATCGTCAGGTAATTTAATATTACCTTTTGTATAGTGGGTACCTGGCCCAACCGAGATATGAACTGCATCATTTAAACCGTTTCTGTTAAATGAACCCCCCGCTTTTTCAAGTGCCAGTTCCGCAGCTCTTTCCAAAGTACCAACTGGTTGTAAAATGGTACCTGGTGCGTCATCATCACCATCAATGGCAACATGGACCTTGAGTGCTTTTTCTGTTTTTCTAGCAATCTCGTCAAAGAATTGTCTATATGAAATCTTTTCAGTTTCATCAGTTTTGACATTTTTAATGGCGAAGTAACTGTCTTCGTCCATATTTGGTTCCCACTGTTTGGTGAGTTCCATATCAAAGTCTTTGATTTCACTATCAAGAATTTTTGAATTTCTTATTACAACATTATCAAGATCAAGATCTTCAATAACTGAATTCGCAATTGTTGAATCCTCAATCCGACCTTGGAAAGTTGATTCAGTAATACCTGTATTCGATGCAGAGGAGCTTGTAATTACAGCATCATTAATTGTTACGTCATTCAGACCACCTTGGAAATCTGTATTAGCAATTACAGAATTCTGAATTAAACTATTATCGATGGTTGAGTTTGTAAGTGTTACATTATTACCCGTGCCGTCATTAAATTCAGAGCTTGTGATAACAATGTTATTTGCATTTGAATTTGTAATAGTACCTGCAGTAAATGTTGACTCACCAATCTGTGCGTTGGTAATTGCACCATTTGCAAAATTTGTATCAACAATTTCACTGTTTGAAATAATTACATCTTCAAGTGTTAATCCGTCAATCTGTACGTTTGTAAGAATAGTACCGTTCGCAACACCACCTTCAATGGTAGGGTTGTTAAAGAATGAATCATCAATACGAGAATTTGTAAATACATCATTATTACCAGTACCGTTACTAAAATCAGAACTAGTAATTAAAATATTATTTGCATTTGAATTAATTACATCACCAGCATCGAATACTGAATCTGTAATATAACTCGATGTTACATTAGATTGGTCAAGGACCGAAGCTGTGATGTCGAGGTTGTTACCCGATGAGTTGGTGAGTTCACCAGCATCGAATACTGAATCTGTGATCTGAAGATTGGCGCCAGTTGAATCTGTTAACTGACCGTCATCAAATGTGGATCTAGCGATGTCACCATCATTGAAGTCTGATCTTGCAATAACTGATCTATCAATGTCACCAGCAATAAAATCGGATGTATTGATAGTCACATTATTCAAGGTAGAGTTAGACATTACAACATTAGCAATTGTCCCACCCGTGATTCGGATACGAGAAAATTGCTCGTATTGAATAGCCTCTACAAGTTCTCTTCTGGTGATGTTTTTAGTACCGTCATCACCTTGTACTAGATTTACAATAACAAAAAGATCTTCAGTTCTAGTATTAGCACCGGTAATAGGACCTAATTCTGAAATCTTTGACATATAAAGTCTACCTTTTTTCTTTTATTTATGAATATCAATTCAAGAATTATTTATCACAAGCGCACTTACATGAATTTTTTTCTAATTTTTCAATTTTAGTACTTAACTCTTTTATCGCTTCGACCAGCACAGGAACAATATTACCATATGCAACATTCTTATATTTATCGCTATCTTCTGTAATCACCTGAGGTAAAATGGCTTCTAATTCTTGAGCAATAAAACCAATTTTTTCCTCTGTGTCTCCAATTTTATTATAGGAGACACCTCTCATTTGATTAACTTTATCTAATGAATCCGAAAGATCCTTAATATTTTCCTTGACACGTTTATCAGAAAGTGTTATAAGGTCACCACCGGCCTGTATATTGCCGGTCGCCGTTACAGAACTAGCATTAAAAGTGCCGTCAATATCAATGTTACCAGTATTGCCTTCAAGTGTGATTTTAACATTATCACTGGTGTTTTCCAATTCAATATTGGCTCCATTCCGAACCCGTAATTTATTTCCAATAGTGCCATCTTCATTGACAGTAGTATTAAGACCTGAAGTAATAGTACCCTCTACGTTGAAGGATGTTTTACCACTGTCTGTCCCTAAACCATTTGTTGCCTGGTAAAAAGAAGCACCAGCTACTGTAGGTGTGCCAGACAGATCATCTTTTAGAATAAAATCAACACGGCGATCTGTAGATCTTTCCTCACCGTGGATATACATCATTACATGACCATTATTTTCAAAAATTGTCTGGCCGTTTCTTGCACCAGACTCCGACATGTGATCAAAACGTATTCTTGTATCTGCATCACCTTGGTGAGAAACTTGTCGAGGCACCACAATATCCAAACCAGTGCCGTCATATGACTGTCCAGCAGATATTTCAATTTGATTATTCGCATCTGGTCCAGTGAAAACAATATTATCACCAGCCTTAAATGCACCATGTGCAATATCTACTACAGAACCACTAGCACCCAATGTTGTGTTGCCAGTGACCTCAAGATCAGTTAAGGTAAGTTTACCATTTGGAGAAAGTTTAAACGGTGTGGTTGTAGATGTTTTAATAACAAAATTAGCATCAGTATTATTATCTAGGCCGATGTCCCAGTTAAAAACATTATTTGTAAATCTTGCCTGACCACCACTTGCTCCATATGCAAAAATAGCGGTAACCTTTTGGCCCGAGCTAAATTCACCAGGTTGTGAAAATGTAATATTTGCAGCAGTATTTGCAGCCGCAAAAGTATCTGATGATATGGTGCCGGTTGCCTCAAAATTGGTTGCGGTAAAATCCCCAATAAGGATGGCGTCACCCGTGGTGGTATCACCAGCCGGGGTTGCAGTCACAATTTCCGTTTTCAGGATATCAATAACATCGTTGGTTTTATCAAACCAATTCTGAAACGTTTGTGACGTTTGTAAATTTGTAATTCCAGGTTTAGCCATGTTTATGCTTCTTTTCCAGTGCGTCTATTCTTTCGCAGATCCTAAGTAGAGTCGATTTAATTTCAGAAACATCATCCTGAAGTCTATCAACACGCTTGTAATAAAGCCTTTCCGTTTTATATTTATTCAAAGCTTCAAGGTCGGTGCTGATAATCGCTCTACTATTCGGATCTCTTTGTATCATGTTAATGCTATTCCTCTATAATCTCTCAACGATGGTGCATTATAAGCAGTCGAGGAAAGCATTTCAATTTTTACTGCAAATCTTCTATATCCTGTAAAGGTTCCAGCATCACTAGTATATTCCAAAGCCCCATCGGCATTTTTAGCTGAGTCAGGAACTGCAAATTTAAATTCCTTATAATCTTCTATATTTACCTTAGATGAGAATATATTCTTACCTTCGATAATTTCAAGTTCGATCCAATCAATATTCTCAAAACCTTCACTGTCATAAACATTCTGAGGTTTGATATAACATTTAATATCAGTACCTTGAGGTCTATATCCAGTAATAATAAGTTGGAAATCCTCAGCATCAAAGCTTTCAGCAAGTTCAACTCTCTTTGAGATATACTTAGCTGTAGTACTTGAGCTGTTTGTAATTTTCCATTGATATGCAATGAGTTTTGATAACTCAACATCAACAAGCGGCGATGATGTATTTGAGCCAGCCTGTTTTTTCATATCAACAATAATTTCAAATTTCTTAGTATCCGTCAAGTCATTTGATTTACTGTAAATCACTGCTCCGGATTTGGAGAAGTAATTGTTACTATTAAATTTTAATTGTTGTTCGTAGTAAGTATTAACATCATTGGGTGAAGTGAAACGACCCGTCAACGATGTAGAGGTCGTACCATCATTGGTTCTATTAATGAATGGTTGTATATAGCTTATGTTAATATCATCGATGGAAGCCGTATTAGCTTGCGACCCAGACGAAAGTCCGTATAAGAATACACCTTGGTCAAACTTTCTACCTTCTCTTGCAGAACTGCCTTCGAGGTACATTTCACCTGGGTTTCTTTTATCATAGTGCGATAATTTACCAGAAACAACAGGCAGACCAGAGCTTGATACAAAATCATATGGTGTCTGTTTGTGGGCGACCATTCTTGTAGCCGACGTAATGTCTGTAATTCTGAAAATGTCCTTATTAGTTGAATCGTTAATAAGAATCTCATCATTAATTGCATATGTCGTATCAAGTCCGGACCCTGTAATTACATTATTGCCGACTTCCATTGATACCACATTACTTGTTCCAACAGCAGGATCTTTTAATTGGTAAACATCTTCGTTAAAGTTAAATCTTCCTGAGATATCATTTACAGATAGGAATTCATGATCATTATTCTTAAGACGGATGAAACCTTGATTCTCGTCAAAGCTGTGTCGTCTCAGTTCAAATTTAACATCTTCGTCCTGATATGATTTCCATGCACGGTTATTGGTAGACGTAAAGAGAACACCGTCTCCCCAGTCCTGCACAATTGTTTGGCCTTGAGTATCACCAGGTGATAAATCAAGTCCACCTACCTTTGATGTATAGATTAAATAATCTGGATCATTCCCATCTGGCATTACAACAAATGCATATTCTCTTTCTGAATAGAGTCTTATTGGAGCCTCAAATTGGAATGTAGTAGCTGCAGAAGCATCATCAGAAACATTTACTTGATCTTTTGTATAGTGAACTTTCGAGAAAGGAATAATATTACCAGAAGGGTATCCATTATCTGTTTCACTCAAGTATAGAGTAATACCATTCACCTCTGATTTACGCTTGAAGTACACATCAAGTTCGGATACAAGCAATGATTCACCGCCCTCGACCATACCTTTCTTAATATAGAAGGTTTGTGCAAGAGGGTCGCCTTGCCGTGGGAAGGTAACTGACCTAGCCACAACTGTCTCGTTTAAATTAAACTCTGGTTCCCTTGTAGAAAGTTCAGTTTTCTCTATTGAGAAATTATATGCTCTATATGTAAGAGAAGTAGAGGATGTTGCAGCCGAATCAATAGAATTATATTGATCTACATCTACGACCTTAAGAATTCTATCACCCACAAAGAATGTTGCTTCTGGTATATTAAATACTGCTCTCAGAACACCTCTGGAATCTGTTTTAAGCCCGGCAGTACCAATCGGATCACCGAATGTTTCAATCTCACCTGGACTATCTGCTGCGGTGCCTGGAACAATATGAGCATTCACATCTACACCATCAAAGAAGAAATAATGATTTGTATCTGGTCTTAGACCGCCAACCCAAACCTTAAGTTCTCTTGCAGCAATGAATGGATTGAATTCCACATTGGTAACAAAATCTCCAACTTGTTCTGCAGCACTTCCGACTTCAAGTGTAGAAAATGTATCGTCAACGATTACAGTACCACCGGCTCTGCCAAATGTGTTTACTGCAATACCTTCTTCTGTGAGAACATCCGTAAGAGGTAAGAATTCTTGTAGGTTGTCTACAAAGTCTTCAAACATTGATGCAGTATCAATTGTTAATGGATCTGGGTTTTGAGTAAAATCGTATGCAATATCATATTCTGGTGATAGTCCTCCCAGTCCATTATAGGCATAATAGTTACTCACACAATTTCTAAATTCAGTAGCATACGGCTGATTAAGAACCGTAAGGTTTGAATCCCTTCCTAGTGTCATTACATTAGGATTATTCGTCGGTGGAAATAATTGTGCTCCAGTAGCAGATGAATATTTAAGATCCAATGCAAACTGTTTAACAGCTGGAGTCAATATTTTTTGGTTGTGCAAGATTGCAGCATTATATTCGGGGTCAGCTATTTCAGCAAATGTAAGATCATTAAATGGATCTACAACAAAACCATTTTTAAATCTGGTTCTACCATTTTCGTCAAGTATCGAAAGATTCTGAGTTGAGCTTTCAAGTTGACTTAATGATATGTAATAGTTTAAAGAGTTAACCTTATCATCAATTCGTTTGATGTCCTGCATTTTATAACCCTTGTGGGATTTTTTAATAACAGAGACACCATATGGCCGCATTCCTTTTGCAAGTGCTTCCGCCGGTGTTAAGGCCGGAGAACCTGGAATTTTGACTTCTGCCAAAACCATTTGATCTGGAGATAATGACGGGGGTGTAGGTTTTCTTTCCTCGCGACCTTTAATAATATTAAAAGTACCGTATGAATCAACCGTTACTGCATCTACCCTAGCAAGGAAGTGTTCAATGTCAAGATTTGCCACACCGCCACCTACTGGTGTAATAGGAACCAATGTTGTAAATGTAGGGCTAGCGCCAACCGCACCACTGACATTAGGTGCTGTTGCTGGATTTGTTGCATTATAATCTGCAGCTGCCTCTTTATCAGCATATGGTCTAAAATCAAAGCATTCTCTTAAATAATACTTCCGACCACTAGATGATGTATATACAGGAATATCATCATAATCCAAAGTTGCTGGATAACTATTTACTGCAAAATAATAACTTCTTCCAGCAATAGGATTTATTTCAAACACCTTTAGCTCTACTGTAAGAGTACTATTCGGTGGAATAGGTCTACCTTGAATATATTCAATATATGAAATATCATAATAGGTGTCTTTTTGGTTTCTGATTAATCGGAAACTATTTGTATAATCATCTCCATTACTATCGACAATGTCTATAATTTCATATACATCAGGGAAGCCCAGACTCCATCTGTTATTCTGAGTATCAAATACATGTGCAATTTTAACATGAGTTTCTTTTGCCAATTTTTCAAATGGCTTTGGTGCTGTATTACCTGTTCTATTTCTATTATAATAGACATGTACAGCTGAACCACCAGCACCTTCTGCTGGATCAATTTGAATTCTTAATTGTGTTCCAAGATTTTCAACTACAGAAGACTGAATAGTTAGCTTTGTACCAGTATCCTCAATTACAAGAAGGTCATCCTGATCAAGATAAAAATCTCCGTCTGACCCCGACGAGATAATAATCTGATCTGTCCCACTGTCAACCGAAGCAGCCGCCACTTCTCTGATAGGAAGTTTAGTACAGATAGTATTTTTTAGACTTGTCAGCCCGGTTTCAAAAATAAATGCCTGATTATCGGTGCCTTTTAATCTTGCTGGTTCCACTGCGGTATTTGCAATTTCAATATAACCAGTAGGAACATCAACGCGTTCAACCGTAGCAAAATTTTCACCTGGATTCATTCTTACACCACTGAGATGAATTCTGGTATCAACAATGTTATTAACAAACGCTTCACCAATTTTTGTACTAGAGCTGTTTTTGAGATCAACGGCTGAAGATCTATCAAGATCAATATAGCCGTTCCAATCCAACACATCTACATATTGGCCATATTTAAAACTTACAGTTTGATCTTCTATAATTTCACTATTTGAAATAGGATCGACGGTAAAAAATTGTTCACCTAGATTCTCAATTCTGTAACCTTTAATGTACGCGGTACCTGGACCAATACCTATTTTTAAATCATCTCCTCGTCTTGAGGGGGTGGTCTTAAAATTCTTTACAATGTAGTTTCCAGATTCCTCAAATGTTCTTCGAGCCATTTCATCCCCAAGAACATTATACTCTGCAATATCACGTACTGTAACCTGATTACCATTATTAAATCTAATTAAGCTAAAGAATGACGCATCTGCATCCGCAGTCTCTTGTGATAATACGGTAAGAGATGGAACTAATTTAAGTCTATCTGCACCAGGTGCATTAAAGTTACTTGAACCATTAGCATTATCGTAAAGAGTAGGATCTTCAAAGGCGTTTACCAAATTTTCGGTAACCCGATATCCTACAGCTAATTGGTCTGGAAATCTTGTATATTTACTAACAATAAGAGTCTGTGATTCCGCAAATAGGAAATGTCCTTTTTGGAATATGACACCGGATTCTGCTCTAAGACCATATGATTGTCCTACATGATTAGATAAATCACTGACATCAATTTCTGCTTTAACTGCGGTGGTCTGAATTGGATTTGTTTCGCCGACATCCAAGCCACCTACCTTAAATTTCTTTTCAGAAACTGTAAGCTTTTCACCAGCAATGAATCTGTTATATAGATTTAATGAGGTATCGGTATTAGTGTACCCAATAAAGAATGTATTTAAATTTGGCGG